TTCCAGCCACTAAGACGGTTGAAGCTCTTTTACATAGCGAAAAAAGGTACATCGTTAATGAAGGTGGTGCCAGGTCAGGTAAGACATATGGAACGATGCAGGGTCTTATCTACTATGCTCATGCCAACCCAATGACTAAGATCACAGTAGTTTCTCATTCACTACCTCACTTAAAAAAGGGTGCAATGAGAGATTTTCTGGACATCATGGATTCATGGAGATGGTACGACGAGAACGAGCATAATAAGACTGATAACGTTTACCACTTTGATAACGGATCGTACATAGAGTTCTTTGGGTTGGAGGATGCAGGAAAAGCAAGGGGGCCAGGTAGGCACATTCTTTTCATAAATGAGGCTAATCTAATCACTAAGGCACTATTCGACCAGTTGGATATGAGAACCACCGGAAAGGTGATTATAGACCTTAACCCTGCTGACTTCGATTGTTGGTGCTATGGGTTAGCGGACGGTTCAGAGGCGGTAAAGATTCACAGTACTTACTTGGATAATCCGTACCTGAGTAAACCACAGGTTAGCGTAATAGAAGCCTATCGGGAAGCCGATGAAACGATGTGGCAAGTCTTTGGTTTGGGACTGAGGGGAACGAGTAGAGAGCAGATATACACCCATTGGAGGCTAACGGACAATATACCAGAAGGGGCGGTATTCTACGGCTTAGACTTTGGGTACAATGTTCAAACGGCTCTTGTAAGGTTATGTGTTGTCGAAGGCGCTGCATATGTAAAGCAATCACTTTACAAGACCAAGTTAACGACTAACGATCTGATAGAGGAATTGAAAGGTTTAGCGATACGGAACGAAGAAATATTTTGTGATGCTGCTGAGCCGAAAACGATAGAGGAGTTATACAGGGCGGGATTCAACGTAAAGCCAGCTGACAAGGATGTAACAGAGGGGATTCGGAAGGTAAAGAGTTTACCGCTATACATTCAGAAAGACAGTGTAGATATCATAGCTGAGATAAAAAAGTACAAGTGGATGGTTGATAAGAATGAAAAAGTTTTAGATGAACCGGATAAGGGTGCAGGGCATGATCACGCTATGGATGCTATCAGATACGCAATTTTCACGAAACTAAAGACCCCGTCTTTCACATGGGGCGTATTATAAATGGGGTTATTTGACTTCCTAAGAAAAAAGGGTTTAGACCCGAAACAAAGCCTTTCAAGTTTCCCGATGGTATTGGGACAAACTGTAATGGGGCAATATAATAAGCAAACGAGTTTAGAGGAATCATACGCCTCTAATGCTGATATATACGCCATTGTTTCACTCTTAGCAAGAAAGGCAGCATCGATACCCTGGTACGTCTACAAAAGGAAAAACGAAAAAGGCTCTAAGGTAGCATTTGCCCGTTATAAGAATACGGGTGATTTAGCTGAAAGAAAGAAAGCATTAGAAGAAGATATAGTAGAGGGTGGCGGGTTGGCTGAGTTATTAGCACGTCCTAACCCTACTCAAGGGCAGGATAAGTTCTTTGAAAGTCTTTACACATATTACTGGTTAACGGGAGAGGGGTTCATATGGGGAAACGATGGAAACTCGGACAACCCTAAAGCAAAGATAGTAGAAATGTTTGCCCTTCCATCTCATTTGATAGACCACGTATTAGACCCTAATGATGTTTTTGGAGTATTAGGGTGGAAGCTGAACATAGCAACAGGGGTGAGATTATCTAAAGACGATGTGTTGCAATGGAAGATGACTAATCCTTTGGTGATTGATGATCATGTAGGGGTTCGGGGAATGAGTCCACTTCAGGCAGCTTATCGCACGTCGCAAATGGGCAATGAGGCTGAAAAGGCTGCTTATTCGATGATGGCAAATGGAGGTGCGAAAGGTGCACTAACTCCTGAGCCAGTTGGCAATCTGGTTCCAAATGTAAGCGTAGAACAAGCTCAGGCTATCAAGGACTTCATGACAACGTATGTCAATGGAACTTTGAACAAAGGCAATATAAGCGTATTACAGACACCGTGGAAATATCTTGACTTTGGATTAAGCTCAGTAGATATGCAGCTCATAGAAGCGCAAAAAATAACCCTGCATAAACTTTGTAGGGTGTTTGGTGTGCCTGTTATACTTTTTGAGGCTGATTATATGTCTGATAATAATTATCAGAACGCTTTACGAGATTTGGTTACGAACACGATTGTCCCTGCAATAGCAAGTTTAAGAGATGAACTGAACAGGTGGCTGGTAGCAAGAAATGGAAATAATTCAGAGTACATTGATTTTGACGTTCAAGCACTTCCGGAGTTACAGAAAGACATTACTCAGTTAGTGAGTGGGTTGGTAAATGCACATTGGTTAACGTTTGACGAAAAGAGAATAGCGATGGGCTACGAGCCTAAAGGCGGTGAGTACGATATAAGTTATGTCAATAGCGGCCTAATACCATTAGGTGAAAGCTCAATAGACTTACCCGATGAGAGTGAAGATGAAGCAATATGACCTTTGTACTCATTATGTAGTTGAGGAGGTTGGTATAACTCAGGAGGTGGTCATTTACGGAGAAATATTGTTAGGACAAGTTTTAGAGCAACATGACAGAGCAAGATATATGGGTTATAGTGATGGAGCGTTTTCCAAAGCTGGACAAGGAGAGAACTTGCAGGATGGAACGGGAGTTTAGGAACATGGCGAGGCAAAGTTATAAATTGAAACTAATTGAAACCTACAGACAGGCGAACATATTGGAGGGAAGTAACGAGGATGCAGCTAAAACTGCAAGCTAAGTACAAACCAAAAATACAGCGAGCGTTAAGGAATCAAGTAGAAAAGTTCATTGAAAACAGAAGTGAGTTATGGAACGAGGAGTTGTTATTGGTGTTCGCTAAGTTATACAGGGAAACCGTATTGGTATTTGCGAATTTCCAGTACAAAAGATTGAAGCAATTGAGCGAGAAACAAACTATGGGCTTCAATGCAGTATGGACACAAGAGGTGAATGAATGGTTAAGTATGAACGGATTGCAATTGGTTAGTACGGTATCTAATTCACAAAAGGAAAGGATATTAGCGATTATCAACAATGCAATACAAGAGGGAGTGGAACAAGGATTTGGGTCTGATGTTGTAACAACTAACATTGTATCAAGGTTGAGGGAATTTGGTAAGATAGGTCAAGGATTTATAGCGGAAAGAATAGCGAGATCGGAAACAATGAGGGCGGCCAATATCGGACACATGAAGGGGGCAAATGCTCATAACTTCTATGTTAAAAAAGAATGGATAGCAGCAAAGGACAACAGAACCAGAAGACAAGAAAGAGGCGATGAATTTGATCACTGGGACTTGGACGGGCAGCAAAGAGAAATGGATGAAGTCTTTTTTCAGTTAGGCAGAACAGGGAAGATAGCTAACGCACAACAACCAGGGGATGCAGAAGCACCAGCAGCTTTTACGGTTAATTGCAGATGTACAATAGCCTTTGAAGCGAAAAGAGATAGTAACGGACGCATAATAATGAAACGATGATATACAGTTACAAAACGCTTGATTTACAGGTAAAGGATGTTGACCGAAAGGAGGGCATTGTTTCCGGTTATTTCTCAGCGTTCAACATAAAAGATGCAGACGGGGATATTATCCACAAAGGAGCATTTGAGCGTTCTATAGGTGATTGGATGCCAAAGGGCAGGATTAAACACCTTTTGAATCACGATCCATCTAAGCCTTTGGGCAAACTGCTCGAATTGAAGGAGGATGATTATGGGTTATTCTACCGTTCCCAAATTGGGAAACATGATTTAGGCATGGACTTTATCAAAATGGTCGAAAGCGACCTAATTAGGGAACATTCAATAGGCTTTAAAGACCTCACTCCTACCGATAATAGAAAAGGCGAAGGAGCGAATAATATCACTAATGTAAAGCTCTACGAAGGTTCATCCCTTACAAGTTGGGGAGCAAATGAGTTTACACCGCTTATTGAAATGAAGGGTGTGAATAAGATAGATGCACTTGCTGCAAGAGTAAAGGCATTTGAAAGGTTTGTTGCCAATACGGATGCAACAGATGAAACTATTGAACTGTGTTTAATTCAAATAAAGCAGTTATCGCAAGTCATTGAATTGATGAGTAGCACTCCGGCAGCAGAGGCACCGGAGCAGCCAAAGCAGAAAGATGATGAGCAAACTATTAATAATCTTAAAAAAATATTTATCCAATATGGAAAATGTTGAAAGCGTAATTAAAGATGGCTTAAAAGCCGTTGAAGCGCAATTAAAAAGCGAGTTCGCTGTACTCGATGCTAAACACGCAGCACAAGTAGAGCAACTCAATGAGGATGCTAAAACTAAGGGCGAAACCCTTGCAGAAGTTAAAGCAAAGGTAGATGAAATGATTGCCTCTAACGGCAAACTGAAAGCATCTATCGAAGCAGAAGCCTTTGGTGGTAATCGTCAAAAACAACTCTTGTCTAATCTGAATGAGATCATTCATGACAATTACGACAAGATCAAGTCTGAGACTCCGTTTATGGCTCAAAAAGCCGTAGGTGTTATGGGTGTTTCTAACTTTGGTAACTACGGTGGTATCACAGGAACTGCACCTATCAGTTATGTTGATAACCCGATTATGAGGAATTTCTTTTCCCCGCATTTGTATGATGTGTTCCGGATTATCCCAACTGCTACTGGTTCAGTTACTTTCCCTCGTGGTGGTGTTCCTAATGCGGGTGAGGGTTCATTTGGAGATCAAACTGAAGGTTCAGCAAAAGCACAGGTTGACTACGACATCACAATGGTGAACGTATCTGTTCCTTTTGTAGCGGGTTATGCTAAAGTGTCTCGCCAGATGCTTCAGGATTTGCCTTTCCTTCAGGGTTACCTTTCAACTTCCCTTTTGGAAGACTGGAACAGGCGTGTAAATAATAGCTTTATGGCTACTATTACCGCTGCGTCTACTGCTGGTT